ATAAACCGAGCGAAAAACACGGTAAAATCGCTCCACTATGTTGATCCGGACATGATCAATTTCATGTATAACGAGGATCCTATCTTCAAGGAATACCGCATTATCTGCAACGGTAAAACATACAGGCCGTTTGACTTTATAAAAATACTTCGAAGAACACAGAACGGATGGAGAGGAACATCGATTATCTCGGAAAACGCGACGATCCTGAGCGTTACTTACAACTCCTTGAAGTTCGAGAACGCACTCGTGAAGAAGGGAGGCAATAAAAAAGGCTTCCTGCAGGCGGTCCACAAGCTCGGAGAAGATGCTATAACGGCTCTCAAAGAAGGATTCCGGAAACTATATCAGAACGATGGCGAAAATATCGTCATTTTGAACGATGGAGTAACCTTCAACGAGGCTTCGGAGACATCCGTAGAAATGCAGCTCAATGAAAACAAAAAGAGCAATGCAACCGAGATATGCAAACTCTTCAATATGCCTCCGTCGATCATAAACGGAGGAGCGACATCGCAGGACAGACTTACATACGTCCAAGACTGCATAATTCCGTTGTTAAATGCAATATGCACGGCCTTAAACCGTGATTTATTAAGGGAGAGCGAGAAAAAATCGCTCTTTTTTGCTGCGGATACATACGAATTGACAAAGGCAGATATCAAAACGAGATACGAGGCATATTCGAACGGATACAAAAACGGATTTCTACAGATCGATGACATCCGCAAGCAGGAGAACCTACCTTCACTCGGGCTCAATTTCGTCAAGCTCGGGTTGCAGGATGTTCTATATAACCCTGAAAACGGCATGATTTTCACGCCGAATATGGGCATCAAAGTCAACATCAATGATGTAGCAAATGGAGAACCGGTACCTGATGGAGAACAAACCGATGTTACAGCGTCGGCAAGTGGAACCGATCAGGATCCCAACAGCCCGGATGTGACATCAGGAAAGGAGAGGCCAAATGAAGATAACGATAAGGGCTGACTCGGTTGAAATCGAGGGGTATGTCAATGCAGTCGGTCGTGATTCAAGGCGAATGGTAGACGAGTACGGAATGGATTTTGTCGAGCAGATACAGCCGGGCACCTTTGCACTGGCACTGTCAAAGCGAAGCGAACCCGTTCTCATGCTCCACAACCACGATTCCGCAAGAGTCATCGGATCGACAGACGAGAACCTCGACCTCGAAGAGGACAGCATCGGACTTCATGCCAGGGCGACAGTCACGGATCCCCAGATCATACAGCTGGCCCGGGACGGAAAGTTGGTAGGCTGGAGCTTCGGCTTCCACCAGCTCGACTCACGGGAAACATACGACTACGACAGCCACATCGAGCGGTCGATCGTCACAGAGCTTGATCTTGTCGAAGTGTCTCTCATTGATGACACGATGCTCCCTGTCTATGCCGGTACAAGCGTGCACGCAAGGGCAGAGGAAAAAGACAAGCTCGTCACAAGGGCTATGGACCGGGATATTATCCGTACTCTGGAAGGAGATCCCAAAACAAATGGCGAAGAGCCGAAAGATCCGGAGCAGCGGGCGAAAAATCCCGAAGTTGCACCGGTGCAACCGGTAGATTACACCAAATACCACGAAATCATCAACAGATTAAGGAGGAATTGAAAATGAAACTCAAAGAGTTAATGGAAAAGAGAAATGATCTCGTAGATCAGATCGAGCAGCTTACAAAGAATGTAGAAACTGAGCAGAGAGCCTTCACTCCGGAAGAGGACGCAAAGGTCGAGGAGCTCACAAAGGCAGTCGAGGATATCGACAAGACTATCGAAACCTGCGAAAGAGCAACCAAGCTTTCAAAGATCGATGTCAAGAACGACAACGATGTAGAGGACAACGTAGAAGAGATGGAAACCAGAGCGTTTGCTGACTTCATCAGAAACAAGAAACGCGCCGGAGATTCCAACATCGAAAAGGACGACAACAAAGCAGTCATCCCCAAGACGATTGCAAACAAGATCATCGACAAGATCAAGGACATCAGCCCTCTTTTCAGAGATGCCGAGAAATACAACGTCAAGGGCACGGTCAGCATACCTTATGTTGACGGTTCAAATGACAACATTACCGTCGCATACGCAAGCGAGTTCACTGATTTAGAAGCGAAGTCAACAAAGCTTCTCTCAATCGACCTCACCGGACATCTTGCGGGTGTTCTCGCAAAGGTATCGGTCTCTCTGCTTAACAGCACGGATATTGACCTTGTCGATTTTGTAGTTGCTAAGATGGCAGCAGCTGCAGCAACCTTCATCGACAAAGAGATCCTTGATCCTTCGGATCCCACTCACAAGATCGTAGGTCTGTCAAATGCAAACCAGATCGTATACGCAGGTTCAACATCTGCTATATCTGCAGACGTTCTCATCAAGCTCAAGAATCAGCTCAAGAGCGCATTCCAGGCAGGCGCATACTTCGTTATGCATCCCGAAACGCTCACAGCTGTTCAGCTGCTCAAAGACAACAACAACCGCTACATCTTCAACGACGAGATCCAGAACGGCTTCTCCGGAACAATTCTCGGCAAGCCCGTTTACACATCGGATCAGTGCCCGAAGATTGGTTCCGGAAACAATGCGGTATTCTACCTCAATCCTGCACAGGGCCTCGCTGCCAAGCTGGTAGAGGATAGTGTAACGATCCTCCGCGAGAAATACGCTACACAGCACGCCATCGGCGTTGTTGAGTGGCTTGAGCTCGATGCTCAGATCCAGAACCAGCAGGCAGTTGCTGTTCTCAATATGTCAACAGCATCAATCTAAGAGGTGGCCATATGAAGATTATAGCGAAGTCAAACTTTGCAGGTCTCTCTTTTAGCGCTATCACCGGGCAGGTCTTAGACTTGCCCGAAGAGATAGCCAGGGACCTGATACAAGCAAGATATGCGGAAGCCGTAGAAGCGGAAACACCGAAGGCGGAAGGCAAAAAAGCGGAGGCAAAAGATGAAGATAAGCGAGATAACGCGGGAGCTGATCCTAAGCCAGCTACGAGAAAACGAAAAAGCACTAAGCGAAGCTGACCTGGCTTATATTGACGCCCTCAAAGACGCGACAATCGCATATATCGAGGATTGGACAGGAATAGGCGGAGTCAGCACGCCGGATAAAAACGGAAGGATGATAGACGACTACGAGGATCTCGTATATCCGTTTATGGCGATCTTATCGTTCATGTATGACAACCGGCAGATGACCGTCGAAAAGGACAAAATCAATCCTGTGGCCGCATCAGCGCTTAATCTTCATTCATTCAACCTCGTGCCGCCGGAACAGTTGTCGAAAGATCCCGGTAAACCGGAGGTATCGATATGAACGGCGGACAAATGATATCAAACGGAAGACCTTACGAGATAACGATCCAGCAGAAACTCGCATCCATCATGGACGATTCCGGATTCGAAGAAGAGGAAAGATGGGAAGACTTCTACACGAACTATGCCTACATCAACTCACTCACCGGGAACGAGAGATGGATGGCGGCCCAGGTAGAAGCGGATAGGACAGTCCGGTTCGTAATGCGCTGGCATCCGGCCCTTGACGAGGTCAAGCCGAAGTATTTCAGAATAATCTTTGCGGGCAGGGTATACACGATCACTTTCGTGGATAACATTCAGTACAAGAACGAAACAGTCAAGATCGACGCGCTAGAGGTAGAAGCATGAGTTTTTCATACGACACCGAGGGCCTTGCAGGCACGAGCAGCGGTTTTTATTTATGGGACATCACCTTCGAAGAGGTAGCGAAAAAAGCACTTGAAGAGGTCCGCCCGGATATCGAGGCGGAAACAAAATCAGCGCTCCGGATGTCAGTACAGCATCCCGGAGAATCGGAGCTTGTCAATTCGGTAAAGAGCTTCGAACCGTCTATGACAAAGAACGGAGAAGGTGTATGCGTGAAATGCCTCCCGACCGGGAGAAGCAGTTCCGGAAACCACTACAGAAACCACGACCGTGGCAAGACTGTCAACAAGGCAGTCAACAACAACGATAAAGCCTTCTGGATGGAATATGGAAACGCACATCAGTCAGCTCATCCCTGGAGGGATAGAGCTTGCAATAATGCCGAAGCGAGGGTCATGAACAAGGTAGAAAATACCATAGCCAAAGAACTTGGAGCGGAATAATGGACGTAAACAAAGAGATACAAGAACTTGGAACGATAACCGGATTGCCGGTATCTCCGGATATTTATTCGGGGAGTGCCGAAAAGTACATAGTGTACACGTATACCGACGAACGACCGGTATTCTGGGGAGACGATGAAACGCTGGCCGATCAGGTAACGATCCAGGTTAATATGTTCACTCCTCCAAAATTCAACTACATGAACCTCAAGCACAAGATCCGCGACTATCTCGAAACGCTCGGAGAGATCAACGAGATATCGAGCTGGCTCGAAACGTTCACCGCAAAGAACAACTTGGAACAGACCATAAGACATACAACATTCAACGTAACCATTACGAAAGAGAGGTAAGAAAAATGGCTAATATCGGACTTCGGAAGCCCTACATTGCAAAATACAACAGGGCATCCAAAAGCTACTCAGACGGATTCAGATATTCTCACGCTGTAAACGTGAATATCGATCCTCAGTACGCAGAAGCTTCACTCTACGGCGATGACGTGCAGGTAGAGTACGAGAAGGATTTCACAAGCGCACAGGTGTCACTCGGAACGACAAGCACGCCGATCAAGGCTGCGGACGTAATGTTCGGGCACGAGGTCGACTACGAAGAGAAGAAGGTCGTTTACAAATCAACAGATGAGGCAAACTACGTCGGAGTAGGCGTCACAGGTGTTGAAAAAGTAGACGGCGAGAGCGTGTACGTTGCACTGATAGTTCTCTGTGCAAAGTTCGCAGACTCTGCAGATGCATACAACACGAAGGGCGAGCAGCTCCAGTTCAACACTCCCTCAATCACAGGAAAGGCAATAGCCGCCGACGACGACGGAAACTGGAAGGAGCGCAAGCTTTTCACTAAAGCAGAAGATGCCGACGCTTACGTAAGGAACTTCCTCAACATCGAGGACGAGCCTTCGATCTGATCATCACCATATATATGCGGGGTGGGGAAGAAACCTGCCCCGCTTTTTGACAAGGAGAACCACATGAGAAAAATCGAAATACCCAAAGTCACTATAGGCGGGGAGGAGTTCCCGATATATTGCGATCTATATGTGCTCTCGCAAATTCAACAGAGAATGGACATCAACGATTTTGAGCGCGGAATAATCGGTGCCGAGATCATAAGAGATGAAAACGGGGAACCGATACGCGACGATGACGGCCGCCTCAAACTCAGATTCGGAAAATACGACATCGACGCCCTCATATTAGGACTTACCTGCATGATAAACGAGGGCCTGATCATAGACGCAGAACAGACGGG